TAGAAACACAGGGTATTCCCCATAGGGACCATTTATGGTCTTCTAGAATTAAGTTTAAAAATTAATCCAGATGTTCCAGGGGCCGAGGCCTCGCAAAGAACTGATTAATAAAGGGCAAATCGTCCTCATCCGCAGCATTTTTCGCGCGAGCGATATATGCATTTACGGTGGCATCTATGATGTCAGTGTTACTTATGGGTAACTCTATCGGAATTTTTCGATCTGTTTTAACAAACAGGGTTGGGCCATTGCTTACCACATGGCCCCCACAAGAGTTCTTGTGGACCACGGTCATTAACCGTTTATGATATTCCCAATGGAGTTTATCAGTATTGACAATATTATTTGCCATTTTTGGGGGGGATTCCCTCAAGGATTGTATATCCCAGAACTTCTCACAGTTCTTTACATATTTGTGAAAAGACAGCTTAACAGGCTTGTCCCAGGGCTCTGAAAACGCCTTCAGGAACGTTGTATAGCGTTCCCATAAGTCTATCATAGACTCTATGGCCATGAAACCATATTCCTTGAACACTAGTTCTAGAGATAAGCCCACTTGTGGGTTTCCAGTTACTTTGGATAAAGGTATTTCCTTATGATGCTCTCTAACATAGTCTAGGATCGTACCTAGAGAATACATTTTCGTATGGTCTGAAGGATCAAATGCTCTTGAAAATTTCAGGCCAGCATTTCGGATTATATCGTCCATGGCAGTTGACCAGAGTACGGCATATGAGCTCTTTGGAAGAGCCCTCTTCGTATTGAGATTTATATCTCTAATCTCGGCAGAGATTCGGAAGAAAACCTCCGTATCTGACTCAAAAATAAGCCAGTTCATGAAATTAATTTCATAAGAGAATACTTTCTCTGAGTATACCCCAACGGTGGGGAAACTTATCCCCCCCAAAGATGGGGGGAAGAACATTGGCAGGGCGAGTGCCCTGCGAACGTCAGAGGGAAAGAACCCTCTTAGAACATTGTTCACATACAACCATGTGGACGATTCCACGGAGTATGACCCCTTATAAGGAAGGGTTTCGGATAGCCATCCGAGGTTCATAAATAAGTTAGAACCTTTCCCTAAAAGGGAAGTCCTATTATCGGAATGGTACCTTGTAGAAGGTGTCAAAAGTTTTAACTTAATTGTGTCTAAATGGACAGTGGTAGCTAAGCCCATGGTCTGATCAAGATAAACATGGGATTCCGCAAGGATCCCATGGTACTGTGAGACGGTATTCTTCCCAGGGGAAGGGAGCCCATTAGTGACTCTATATACGTGATTTATAATTGGGAACATATTCTCAAGGTCGGTGTATTCCATCCGATCATCACCAACAATGGCGATGTACCCACTTGGTAAAGGACCTATTGTCCGGAAGTCATCTAATGAGAACCTCTGTGAGATAGATATCTTCTCAAGTGCCATATAAGCAGATATCTCTGAAACACAAAGGTTGTAGAGAGAGAGTCCCATAAATGAGACAGGTTCCCCCATAAAGGAGCCACAAGTGTGATTAGCTTGGACAGTTTCTCTGTCTCTCTTATACTCAATCGTATGGTCGAGCATAACAAAATTCTTTAATGAATAGAGGGGGTGACCCTCAACTAGCCCTATGGCTGGAAGGAACCTTTCCCACATTGATCGTAAGATCGGGTGGGGGATCCTATCTGTTGCAGATGCAAGGTCGGTACTTATCATGTACCAATCTTTGGAAAAAGTCTTTCCCTTTAGGATTTTTAGAAAATCCCAAAGAATGGCTGAAGACTTCAGCCCCAGACCAACCCGGCCATCTGATCCTAGGGACTCCGCAATGGGGTGCCTTATCAGAGACTGCAATATTGTTACAGCACAAAGGTTTTTTGTTAGAGGACGGGCTTTAAAACCCGGCTCTTCCAGCACCATAAAGGTAGCCGGAACAGGTTTATCCTGTACCCAGACTTTCAGTCCAGGTGTGTCAAAAAGGGCCCAAGGGCCAATAGTTTGACATTTGTGACCTTCAAGGTCTTCAAAATGCCCGAATGAGAGCATCTGGGTGAACGCCCAAAGAGTGACAACGTCACCTAATGTTTCATTATAGAAAGCTCCCCTTTTATCACCCATAATATCGGTGATTTTGAGATTATACTCGAACCCACCATGTGGATTCATCCCAGGGAACATTGCCAGTGGAGAACCATCTGTGCATGTCCGGAGATGACCGCGTCGAAAAGCGACGTTACCAAAAATCATTGGTCTCGCCACACCAGAGTCTAAAAACCCTACAGGTGGCAAAACAGTAAATCTGGGGTTGGCCTTAAGCCGACTTGCCTGCTCTCTGGCATGCCAAATTGTGCATTCCGAAATGACCACCCGACCGAAAGGGTCATAGAGTTCATTCGGAAGAGGGAGTAGCTCCCTCAAATACAGGTTTGTGTGTGTGTTAAGCATCTCATTAACACCCGAAATAATATACTTCGCACCACCTCCTTCCTCAGTGGTCGCCTCATAAGAGGCTGTAGCATTTATGCTGCAATGAGTAGTTTTTGGTAGATGTCGGAGTCGCGATGCAACCCTGACAGATGCAATACCAAAGGCCTCAACCCAAAATGGGTCAACTTCAGGTTCTGAAGTAAGTGACTTAATGGAGTCAATAGCCGCAATATCGGCAACCTCCTTAGAAGCAGGGGGTAATGCACGTCCGAAAGAGCTAATAGTAGCCAGGGTATGCACATTCACTTTTGTAGGCGAAAGGAGCCAAGGTCTCCGAAGGGACTCCAAGGAGCCCCCAAACCAGGTAAACTCCTGATATTCCTCCCCAGAACCTGGTAGAGGATCAACCCTTCTGGGCTTCTCAGTTTGATTGAGTGGGTCGTTTTGGCCTTTCCAATGATTTGGAAATGCGCCATAGTAAGTACACCAGGCGCCGATCCTTTTAATCAGGATAATGGTCTTATCAAGTCCAGGCCAGACAGGCTTTTGGTTAATATATTTAACGCCGGAAAAACAGCTCCGGAAGAACCACTTCTTAAAGTGGATACCTGCCTCAAGCAGGTCCCTGTCGCACTCCAAAGATTCTTTGGTTAACAATGTGCAAGACAGTACGGACGAGCCAATTGCTCTTAGGGCATAAAGAGCCCGGTCATATAAATGACTGTATTCCTGGTATTCGCCAGGGATACTAAGGTTATCTCTCCCTCTCGAATAATCCGAGATAAGGTAT